CTTAGCCTGCAAAGTAGCGGAAATCACTCCAAGCGCGCTGATCTTGATTTGCCAGGAAGTCGTGTTGCCTTCGTCGTTCATGAAAACCGTCTGCGCCGAAGAAATATCTCCAGCAGGATTCAACGGAGCTTGCAGAATGCCGTTCTCGCCCATCTGCAAACTTCGCAACGCGCCGCCCGCATCAAGCATCGGAATAATCGTCGGAGTCGCCGCGCCTTGGAACTGCGGCCCGAGACCTGTCTCGACGGCTACTTGCAAGTAGTCGTGAAAAATACGCGCTTCTTCTTTCGCAATGTGTGGTGCACGTCGTACACGGCGAATGGGATTTCCGAAATCGCTGAAAATCGAACTCGACTGTTGATAGACGACACCAGTCGTCGGATCGCCGACTAAATGTCCGCCAAGCACCGGGTTGAACGTATGACAGAATGCACGATGCATCGTGAAGTTACCGGCTTGCACGTTCCAGAAACCTCTTTGCGCCCATGTTCCAGTAACGATATCGTAGACCCATGTTTTCTGCGCAGCCAGAAAATTAAGCACGACGAACGTATGCCCTTGCTCCTGATAAGAGTACGTCACGAGATCGGCAATCGTCGGATAGGTGCTCCATTCGTATTCCATTGCGTGTGTCGAAACGCGCTGCGGAGTATAACCGTTTGCGCGCCAAAAGATACCGGAGCCACGCTCGTCTTGCCCCATCCAAAAAAGGCTGTTATCTGCTTTTACGGGAGACGCCGGAGCCGCAATGCCTTGCTCGATCTTCGCGCCTTGAATTACATCATACGGAAACGGAAAATTCCCGGAATCGAAATACGGCTGCGTGGCGGTCGCTCCGAATACCCACAGCAACCGCTGATTTTCGAAGATAGCCGAAACGTTATCCGGGAAAACAGAAACCGTAGTCTGCGCCACGCCTTGCCAGGTAGAACCATCGCCAGGATTCGATACTTGAATCTGATTCGAATTTGCGAACAAGCAAAAGAAAAAGCCATCCGCATAACGCACCTGCGCAGGCACGCCCAACAAACCTAATCCGGTAATCGCATTGAACGGCTGTACTTGCGCGAAAGTATTCGTTGCCAGCGTAAATACATACAAACTGCCCGCACTGACGAGAAGCACCTGTGTCGCGCTTGCCGCCATGTAAACCGGTTTACCATCATTGACGATAGCGCCCCAAGTCGTAAAGTTTGGAGCGAGATTCGGAGCCAGTAGTTCGTTGAACTGCGTTCCCGCTACGGCGAACGTTCGCCCATTGATGGTAAGCAGTCCGTTGCCACGGAAGCCCATCGCTCCAATGTTATAGAGTTGCTTCAGCCCCGGCGTGCGATACAACGCCGCCGTGGATTTACCCATGCCGCTTTCGATGCTCTCCATGTAGAGATTCATCAATACTTGAGCGTCAGCCGAAACCGATTGGCTGCGATAGGCAGGACCAACTAGACCGAAGCGTGGCATTTATGCTATAATCCCAGTATGTTCAAAGACCAGGTTGCTGAAATTCTCGACAAACGACTTCGGGATACGAAGCAGCCCAATTTTTGCTTCGCCTGCAATGGAAGCGGGCGAGTTTCCAAACCGACCTCGGAATGGAATGAATCCGAACATGAACACAACGCCTGCCCGCGCTTCGAAGGCCCTTCTAAGACTTGCCCAGCCTGCCAAGGAACGGGAAAATTGCGTCATGGATAGGCGTTCATTTTTTAGCTTAATAATTGGCGGTGTTGCCGCAAGTGCAGCAGTGCGTACTTGGCCGTTTCGAGTATTTAGTTTTCCGGCAACTATCGCATGGCATCGCTTCCCACTTATCGACTCACACCATCCATATCTTTTAGTAAATTCCGAATCTATGACCATCACACATTGGAATCCACGAGAAGGAAGACTAATAGTAAAGCGCGGGAAAAATGGATTGTATGAAATACCACTACCTTCTTGTCCCTCGTGCACAATTTTAGATTCGTACATCATACCTATTGTCTCAATCCCGTCAAAAAGTTGAAATCCGGCCGTCCGCCTTTGCGCGAGTTCGGCGATCCGCAATCCGTGTCGATGCGGGGCGGCTGGTCGTTATTCGCTTCGATAATCCGCATCGCATGATTCCACATTTCTTTCAAGTCCGAAGAAAACGGTTTGTTGAATACCGGACAGAGTTTGCGCGCCAGACTCAGCGTAGCGGCATCCAAATAACCGGGCGGCAACTGCAAAGTAGCTTGCGCGGATATCGGTTGCGCTATGGAATTCCAAACTTCCAGCCGCACCGGATTAGCCAGCGTGCAAACCGGCCAGAAATTCAGAGTTCCAAGCGGTGTAGACGGGTCGTAGTAAACATGCGTAACAATCGGAGAAGCCAGTTGCTTGACGGGATTCGAGTTCCACCAATCGGCGTCCATGACTCTAATCGGAGGAGCGTCTACCGGCTGCTGGCTTCCGGAGTTGAGGATGAAAGTCGCTCCAACAAGTTTTACCGGGCGCAACGGAAAATTGAAATCCCCATTCGGCCCGATGGTATGCGGAGCGTGATTCGGTATAAGCGTGAACTGTAAAAAAGAAATTGAGAAAATCAGTTCACGGCGCGCGTTCACTTGGTCAATCCAGCGTTGCAATCTTGGAATCGCGACACTGAGATCGCCAGCCGAGACTTTCTCACCTTCCGCCAGGACGCCGATCTCTTCAAGCGCACCTTGCGCAATGTCGGCAGCAAGCGCCGCTACCGCGTTATTCGAGTTTGTGAAGTTGACAGCCACTTATGCAATCTTTTTCTTTTTCGGCGTGTACAAACTGTCTTTCTTCGTTGGCGGAGCTTTCGCAATGTACGGCTCCGTAACCCACCCATCAGCGAGCGCCGCTTCGAGTTCCGCCTTGCTATTGACGTGCTTCGCCAAATGCTCGGTCGGAACGAGGTCCGTGCTGACAACTTCGAATCGGTCGTTGCGATGCTCGACTTCTTGATACGGCTCGTTAGGATGCATGTAAACGACTTTCGGAAATTCGGCGTGCGGAATCTGCTTTACCGGCAAACCTCCGCTCATCGTTCCCGACCAGCCTTCGCGCAACGTTCCGTCAGGTTCGCGCGGCACAACTTCCTGTGGCCGCATCACGTTCAGGAACATTTGACGCTTCGAGGCTTCTATATCTATGGCATAAGGCATCACGCCTCCTTTAAATAAAGTGTGGGGCCTCCTTCGAAAAAGCGAGGCCCCTGTTGGTTAATAAATCATGAAATACGGAGCTTTAGCCGTAGTGAACGTCGTCGGCACGGTGATAGCTGCCGCCGTTCCGAACACTTGTCCGGTTACTGCCCCGCCAAGGATATTGTCGTTGGCACTCGTAATGGCGTGCCGCACGGTATCGGTTGTACCGTTCGAGCCATAACAAGCGAAGTACCGCGCTGGTCCCACCACGTAGTATGGAACCAGAAAGTTATACTTTTGATAAGTAGAAGCGCCGGCGGTTAGTGCGCCCGCGACAGCTGAAGTAGCCATCACCGCACCAGCAGCGTCATACAAAATAACCCAGTGCTTGTCGGTGCCAACCGTCGTGCCGTTCAAAGGCGCTAGCCCTGAAATGAACATATTGAACGGTACGTCGAGTTCCGAGCACTCGATCTGCGTCGCGGCAGCCGGAGCGGTTCCAGCGGTTTGTAAAGCCGAAAGAAGCGTTCCCCCGGGTTCTGGGTAACGATAGCCGTTAGCCGCCGTCGTGCTGCCAGTTACGCCGGAGCGCGTTGTTTGCGCGGCATCTCCATTGACCCACTGGCCGCCATCACAGTCCGAGATCGTTCCCGAACTGAATGCAATGCGCGGCAGGAAGAGTTCGTTGGACCGCGTACAACTGCCTTGCGGAGCGGATGGTCCTTGTGCTGCGGCTTCAAAGCCATTACCGGACCATGCACCGATAGCCGAAGTCGGAACGACAAGCACTAAAGCGCCAGAAGCATGAGAACTAGCGCCCGTGCCAGCCATACCGCGAATCACGGTGATCGTAGTGCCGGAAACGGCTTTGACTTGCATCAATTCGCGGTCAACGTAAAGATACGTTTGCGCATCCGATGTTGCCGCCAGCCCGCTAGTCAGCGAGGTATTGGGAGCAGGAGCGCTGATGCCCGTCGCCGACGCCACGGAAATAATGCTGAGATTCCCCGTAGGCGTTGCTCCGTTAACCGAACCCATGCCCTGCGCTGCGACTGACAGCGTGGTAT